ACTTCGGAAAATCTTTTGTACGAGGTGCAAAATTACGTTTGGTCGGACAAAAAAAGCGAAACCCCGATTGACAAAAATAATCACTTGCTCGATGCCGCAGGTTACGCACTCACAGGACAGCCGAAAGTAACTTTTAAATCTACAACAGTATGAATAAAACCTTTGATAATGAATATTATAGAAATCGTTACAAAGAAAAGCGCGAGCAGATTTTGAATAATCAAAAAATCTGGCGCGAACGCAACCCCGAAAAAGTCAGAGCGATAAAAAAAAGATACTATGTTAAAAAATTTGATAGTCCTAATAATTTTTTGTATTTAAAATAATATCTATTTTTGCACCTGATTTTAAAATAACGCCCGTAGCGGCGGTTTGGACTTACAAATGATTTTCCCAAAATTGCATTTGAATTTTTGGGCGAATCATTTTTTTTATTCAAAATATGATAACGGTAAAAGTTTATAACGATATTGTAACAGGCGACGACGCAATGTTTTACGAACTGTTCGGCTTTGAAAATACTTTGACTTTGGAAAAAGTTAAAGATATTTTTGCCGACAATCCGAAAGAAACGGATTTTACATTCAATATTCACTGCAACGGCGGCTATGTATCCGAAGGACTTGCGATTTATGACGCAATTCGCACTTCGGGCAAAAATATTTTCTGCAATATCGACGGCTCGTGTCATTCTATGGCGACCGTTCTTTTACTTGCCGCACCGTTTGAAAATCGTACTGCAAACCCGCACGCACGAGCATTAATTCACAGAGTACGCGGGGGTGCCGTTGGCGTTACAGCAGACGAACTGGCACAATATAACGAAAGTATGAAACGCGACGAGGATTCGATTATAAAAATCTATTGCGACCGTACAGGAAAATCGGAAAAGGCAATGCGTGCTTTGATGTCCGCAGAAAAGGAACGCCCCGCATCCGAACTGCTTGAACTTGGTTTTATTTCAAAAATTAATAATTATAATACAAATTTTAAAAAGATGGGAACGACAAATGACAGAAACAAACTTATGGCAAGGGTAGACAAATTCGTGTCTGCTGTCAATAAGTTTTTCGCATCGGTAAATTTCGATTATACCGATGCAGACGGAAATGTTTTGTTTTCTACCGAAAGCGCAGAAGATACGCTCGCCGTTGGCGATGTTGTAACAATCGCAAGCGGTGAAACTGGCGGAACATTCACGCTTGGCGACGGACGGACTGTAACCATTGTTGACAATGTTGTTACTGAAATCGCAGAGCCAACGGACAACGAACTGGAAGATTTACAGGCAGAAAATGCAGAATTGCGCGAGCAACTGCAAACGGCTGTAAATCTGATTAATGAACTCAAAGGGCAAGTAACCTCAAATTACAAACCCGCACCGCGCACGGTAAAACCGGGCAATACGACAACCCAAAGCGTAGTAAACAAGAAACTCGAAGAATTGAAAAACAAAAAGTAAGGAAAGGGTAAAATTATGGCAAGTACAGCACAGGTACAAATAGAAAATTTGACTTTCAACAATCAGGGTATTACCGATTTACGAGAGTTGCTTTTCCTTTCGATTTTGAAATTCGGGGCAATTTCCGAAATTACCGACGTTAATTTCGGAATTATCAAAGGAAAAAAGGTTGCGGGCATTGGCGAGTTTTCGCCCGTAGGAAAATCCACAGGCGCAAATTGCGCACCAAACTGGCAGGCATCAAAACTCGCTACCGTTGAAAAAGAATGGTCGCCTGCCGAATGGGAAGTGGCAGAAAAAATCTGTTACAAAGATTTTGAGGAAACAATCTTTAAGTGGGCAATGAAAACAGGTAACGACATCGGCGACTTTACCGGGACCGATGCAATGGATGTTGTCATTGAGCCCGCTTTGTCGCTTGCGATAGCGAAAATGTACTGGCGTTTGATTTGGTTCGGCGATTTGAACGCAGCAAACGTAACCGACGGCGGTATTATTACCAACAACGTGAATGTTGATTTGTTCAACGTCTGCGACGGATTGTTTAAACAACTTTTCGCTTTGCCGGCGGCTCAAAAATTTGCTATTACTGCAAATTCAGCGGCAACAAAGGCATTGCAGCGTTCGCAAATGATGAATGTAAATGCAGTGACAGGACAGACGGCAACTCAGATTTTTGACGGCTTGATTTACAATGCATCGATGGCATTACGTCAGAAAGCAAATGCGGCAATTTATTGTACTCAATCGCTTGCCGACGCTTTGGCTGCCGACATTAAGGCAAATAACAAAGGCAGTGATTTACAGTGGCAATCTTTGTTTGACGGCTTTGCTTACGCAACACAGTATAACACTGTTCGCGTGGTTGCTTTGCCGATTTGGGACGAAATGATACGTGCATTTGAGGATAACGGTACAACGTGGAACAAACCGCACCGCGCCGTTTTTGCAACGCAGGATATGTTAAAAGTAGGCATCGAAAGTACCGATATGTTACAACAGTTGCGTATCTGGTTTGAGCCAAAGGACCAGGAAACATTAATGCTTGCAAAAGACAAAATCGACACAAAGATTTGGGAAGACCCCTTGTTTATGGTTGCTTATTAATTAATTTTTAGAAAGGGAAAATAAAAATGGCAAATTGTGATGTTTTAATTTCTAAAGATATAAGCAAAAACTGTGATGATATGCTCGTTGCAGGCATTGAGGCAAACGGTGTTATCATTAATCGGCAGGACATTGATTTTGACAGTGTTACCTTTGAAACGGCGCGAAAAAATGTTATAACCAACTTACCTCTGAAAGCAGGCAAACGCGGTTACAGGATTTATGTTCCGACTACACAGCCGTTCAATAACACTCAAACAGTGCTTCAGGCAGGAACAAACCGCAATACTTTCACAAATGATTTGGGCTTTGTTGTTTTGGACAATGACCCCGACGTTTGCGAAAAAATTATTGACGGCTTGGCAAACGGCGAATTTGTCGTTGTGTTTGAAAACAAGTTTAAAAACTTGAACAAACCGACCACGCCCGGCGACAGTGCATTTCAAATTATGGGATATTATCAGGGTTTGCGTGCGACCACGCTCGAAAACAACAAATATTCCGAAGATACCGACGGCGGTTGGAATGTGCTTTTGCAGGAAACAAAAAATCCTGTTTCTGCTTTATTCCTGTATGCTGGTACTTTGGCGGCAACGCGCACTCTGTTTAACGCACTGACACAGACACCAGCGTAGAATGGACGCTCACGCCGAAATATTGACGAAATTGTTGGAAATGAAAGGCAGAATAAATAACCTTTCATCTTCCGACAAATCGTATATTTCAGCGGTGCATAACGCGGTTTTAAGGCGTGATTTTGTAAAAAAAAATTGTTCCGACTGCTACCGCGACGCATTAATTTTAATGATTATAAATTTACAAAAAAATAATTTTATGGTAAAATCAAATTTTCAACTTAAAAACGGTGTTCTGCTGCAATCGGCAACAATACCCGATACAGTTACCAACGCCAATATGACGGACGAACTCGCCGAAAAATTTCTCAAAGAAAATAAAAATCGATTGAAATTTTTTGCCGTGTTTCCAAAGAAATGGAACAAAACGGCAATCGAACTCGGCTTGATGGCACCTGACGCGGACGACCCAAAGAAAACGGACGGCAATGCGCCCGAAGTAACGCCACCGCCCGAAACGGACAATGACGATGATAAATAATTCCTGTTTTATTATTAGTTGGTAAGTCAGCAAGTCAATATGTCAGTAAGTCAATAACTTACAAACTTAACGACTTGCGGACTTACAAACTTTTTATAAAAAAATTCAATGAATATAACAACGGTAAAAAAAGCAGTAGAAAGGGTTGAATTTCCGTCGGTAGCCAATCTTGGAATTTTGGCTTACGGAAAAAATAACCTTTATCCGCAGGAACTGAAAAATCTTGTCGGCTCGTCCGACAGTGCAAGTTCCTGCTTGCGCCGTTATGTTGATTTCATTGAGGGTTGGGGTTTTGCCGATGTGAAATTTTCTGAAACGCAAATAAATTTCAAAGGCGAAACCGCAGACGACGTTCAAACTTTAATCGCCGACGACGTAGCAAATTACAGCGGTTTGGCTTTGCACGTTAATTATAATCTTTTGGGACAAATTGTTGAAATACAGCACGTTCCATTTGAGAATTGCCGTCTGACTGAACCGGACGAAAACGGCGATATTAAAAAAATCGCAGTACATATCGACTGGACGGGAAAAACAAAACGAGGCGGCAAATTCGTCCGTGTTGAAAAGAAAAATATTGATTACATAAATGTTTTCAATCCGGCAGAAGTGCTTACTGAAATTGAAAGTTGCGGCGGCATTGCCAACTATAAAGGACAAATATTATATGTTAGTTCGGCAGGGCTGCAAGCATACCCGACGCCCAGACACGACAGCGTAATTTCGTATTTAAGTACCGAAAATGCTTTGGGGAATATTTCAAATCGTAATTCTGAAAACGGATTTATGCCGGGCGGAATTTTATTTATAAATGAATCCAAAGACACGGTAGATAACAATACCGAAGGCGTTCAGTTGGAAATTCCTTTTAATAAAAGCGTTGAAAATGATATTGCTTTGATTAAAAATAGCGATAACACTAACAGCATCGCAATCATTCGCCCCGATTATAACGTTGATGAAATAGATAAATATTTTAAATTTTTAAATCTCAAAGGCAATAATTACGATAAGGACTTTACGGAAACGACTAAAACTTCTGTGGAAAAAATTTATGCTGGATTTAATCAGGAAGTTTTTTATCGTATCCGTAGCGGCTCAATGGGTTTTTCTACCGAAATAATGTCGCAAGCGTATGAATACTATTCTACTGTAACCGACCGCGAACGCAGAATGATTGAACGCGCTTTTGATAAAATAATGAAACACTGGACGGGCGAGGTTTTTACCGATTTCACAATAAAACCGTTGAAATTTATTGTAAAAATATCCGACGTAAACAGTTTGATTTCGCTTTATGAGAAAAATATTATTACGCTAAATAATGTTTTGACTGCTATCGACCTTGATATGATAGAAAACGGCGACCGTTATCTTTCGGATATGAATAGTACACCGCTTGCTGTACGTTTGGGTGTTGGCGGCACTCAATCATTGACGGCAATTATTTCGGACACAACTTTAAGCGACGAACAAAAAATATCTACTTTGGTAATTCTATTTGAATTATCAGAGGAAAAAGCAAAACGAATGATTTATGGCAACACATCTAACGACGGCAAATAATATAAAAAACTTTGCGGGATTTCCGATTGCCAAACAAATTGACGACGCAAAGATTGAAACCTGCATTAACGAAGCGGAACAGATACACGTAAAGCCGCGTATTACAGATGCTTTGTATTTGGATTTGTTAAAATGGGAAGAAAGTACTAATAATAAGGATTTTCTACCGATTTATAAAACTTTGATGTGTGGCGGACAGTGGCAATCGAGCAGTTGTAACAGACCGCAGACGCGACAATTTGACGGACTTATTAATGCTGTGAATTATTACGCTTATGCCCGAATTATCAAACGTGCGGACGATAATGTTACACGTTTCGGATTTGTGCAAAAGGTTGACGAACACAGCCGCTCAAATATTGAATTAAAGCGTGAGGCATACAACGACGCACTGCATACGGCAGATATTTTTATGAATGATGTTGTTTTATTTCTCAATGATAATAAAAAAGATATTCCGCTTTTTAACAGGGCGGGACAGGCAAAAAACAGATTTTCAATTACAGTTTTAAAATAAAATTATGGCAACAGTAACAGTAGGTAATTTATTACAGCGTGCGGCTTTAATCACCAACGAAACAGCACAGGGCAAAAACGACGAATTGCGTGTCGGCACATTGTTACGCGATATGATAGAAACGTTGAATGATGAAATAGAAAATATCGAAATACCCGATACCTCCCCTCAGCTCCAGTCCGATTGGACGCAGGCGGATAATACCAAGGTTGATTACATCAAGAATAAACCTGCCAGTATTGTTACAGATATTGAGGTTGTACAAAATATAGAGAAACCCGACCCTGAAACAA